ACATCATACTGCAAAGCATATGGCTTTTATGCGTAAGGAAATGAATAAGGGTAAAACCTTTACACAAGCACACACATTAGCAATGAAAATGGTAGGTAAATAATGGCTAAAAAAGGACTATACGCAAACATTCATGCAAAAAGAAAAAGAATTAAAGCAGGCTCTAAAGAAAAAATGAGAAAGAAAGGTGCTAAAGGAGCGCCAACTGATGCACAATTTAAAAGAGCAGCTAAAACTGCAAAGAAACCTAAGAAGAAAACATAATTGGTTAAAACAACAGAAAAATCAGAACTTACTAAAACAGAATTACAACAATTAATGTTGAAATATCGTATTTCAGTAAATGAGTTACACTTGAAAACATCTATTCCTAAGAATGATATTCATGGGTATCTCGCTGGGAGAAAAACTATAACCACATATATTGTGGATAGAATCAACCAAATAGGAGCGGAAAATGGCAGATAAAGAAAGTGCAATTAAAGAAGGACAAGATGCTGAGAGGTTATTAACAGACCCTCTCTTGATAAAATCTTATGAAGTTATCCAAAATGATATCTTTCAACAATGGATAAGAACTGATATAGAAGAATCTAGTAAAAGAGAATCTCTATATTTTTCATTAAGAGGAGTCTTAACAGCTCAAAATGTTCTTGTTAATACTATGGAAAATGGAAAGATAGTTGAAAAAGAATTAAAGGGAGGTAAATAATCATGGCAAAAGATGATATCCCTGTAAAAGAATCCACTAATAGTGGTGTGCCTGTAACTGATGTAAGATCAGCACAAGCAGCACTTCAAGGTATGATGAGTACTCCAAATGAGGAGCAAAACACAGAAGACCAAGAAGAAACAGAAACAACGGAAGAAGTTTCTGCACAGGACATGGAGTCCGAATCAGTTGAAGTTGAAGTAGAAAATCCTGATGGGTTAACTGCTGATGACTTAGTAGACCAAGACCAAGCAGAAGAAAGTCAGACACCTAGTACATACACCATTAAAGTAGATGGTAAAGATGTTGAGGTTACTCTCGATGAACTTCAAGCGGGTTACAGTAGACACGCTGATTACACAAGAAAAAGTCAAGTATTGGCCGAGCAACGTAAACAAGCTGAACAAGAATTAGCTGCGACTCAACAAGAAAGACAGCGTTACTTATCGCAACTTGAACAATTTAATGTTGAATCAAACAAAAAACTCGATGAGTTTAAAGCTATTGATTGGACTAAACTCAAGGAAGAAGACCCAACTGAATATATGCTAAAGCGTGATCAGTTTAGAGATATACAAGAAAATCAAAGGTTGGCAAAAGAAGAACAACAAAATCTTGCTTATAAACAACAGCAAGAGCATGAAGCTAAGTGGCAACAAGAACTTGGCAGACAGCAAGAAATTATGGTACAAAGGCTACCTGAGTGGAACGACCCTGATAAAGGCCCAAAACTTAAACAAAATATAAAAAGTTTTGCGGTTAAAAAAGGATTTACTCCACAGGAAGTTGATACCTTAATTGATGCTAGGTCTGTAGATGTCTTGCACAAAGCTATGTTGTATGAAAATCTTTTAGAAGCCAAGATTTCTAATAAAAAAGTTAAAGTTGTACCAAAGGTTCAAAAGCCTGGCACACCTCCAACTAAAGGCGAAATATCTAGCGATAAAGTTAAAGCACAAAGAGCAAGGTTAAGGAAAACTGGTCATGTAAATGATGCTAAAAGCGTTATTGAAAGCCTAATGAACTCTTAGCCTAATACAAAACTTTTTTAATATAGGTAATCAAAAATGGCAATATATACAAACACTTACGAAACTTTTAGTAGTGCCGATAAGCGTGAAGATTTGGCGAATGTTATTTATAACATCTCTCCAACTGAAACTCCATTTATGTCTAGCATTGGTACTGGTTCAGCTAGTGGCACAAAACATGAATGGCAAACAGATTCACTTGCAGCAGCAGCTACTAATATCGTAATAGAAGGAGATGATTCTCCAAACAGAGCATTAACAGCTACTTCAAGACTATTAAACTATACACAGATTTCTACGAAACCTGTTGTAGTTTCAGGTACTCAAGAAGTTGTTAATAAAGCAGGTGTAACATCAGAGATGGCTTATCAAATAGCTAAAGCTGGTAAAGAACTAAAACGTGATATGGAGTTTGACTTAACAGGTGTTAATGTCGCAACTGTTGGTTCATCAGGCACAGGTCGTAGACTTAGAGGTTACGAAGCATGGTGTAATACTAACGAAGCTCATGGAAGTGGTGGTTCTACGCATGGCACAACTGGTGCTGTAACTGATGGAACCCAAAGAATCTTGACCGAAGCATTATTAAAAGCAAATTTAAAACTTTGCTACGACCAAGGTGGAAACCCTGATCTATTGTTAGTTGGTTCATTCAACAAACAAAAAGTATCAGGCTTTACTGGTAACTCTACTCGTATGGACATGGCAGAAGATAGAAGCTTAGTTGCTACTATTGATGTTTATGTTTCTGACTTCGGTGAAGTTAGAGTAGTAGCTGACAGGATTTTAAGAAGTTCAGGCAGAACAGCTCATGTAGTTGATACAGAAATGTGGTCTGCAGCTTATTTAAGACCTTTCCAAGTACAAGACTTAGCGAAAACTGGTGATGCTGAGAAGAAACAATTACTCGTTGAGTATACTCTTGTTTCTAAAAACGAAGCAGCTAGTGGTAAAATCGCTGATTTAACTACATCATAATAAAATTTTACTTTCCTCATAGTTAGTAAAGGGTGGGGTTTTTACACTCCAATGTTTTCCCCACCCACCTAGATACATTTAATAATGACCTTGAAGAAGGTATCGCTTCGGAACGAGGGTTATTAATACGGAGAAATTTAATGAGAACATTAAATGATTATTTTATAACAGCAAAGATTGCTGATATATCAACAGCATCAAGCACATTTGTAGCTGTACCTGATGGTGGTAAAATTATTAAAATTATTACTGCTCTACAAGGTGCAATTAGTTCAGCAAACGCAGCAATTACATTTGAAATTGGTGGTACTGCTGTAACAGGTGGTGCTATAACAGTTGCACACTCAGGATCGGCAGCAGGAACTGTAGATTCAGCAGAGCCTACAGCAGCTAACGAAGTTGCAGAAGATGGAACTATTGAAATGATTACAGATGGAGCATCTTCAGGTGCGAAAGTCTTGTATGTAACATTCGTAATTAGGAGATAAACATGGCAAATTGGCTAGGTGGTTACAGAGTAATAGCGAATCACACAAGAACGACAAGTAGCTCATCAGCACAAACATCAGCTTTCAATGCTAGTATTGAATATGTAAGAGTAATAACTACTGGCCCTGTATTTATTGAGTTTGGAGCAAATCCTACAGCAGCAACTGCAACTTCAATATACATGGCAGGAGATGAATCTATCATATTTAAAATAGATGGTGGCATGAAAATGGCAACCATTCACGCTAGTGGAACACCTACTGTTTATGTTCAGGAGCTTAGTGAATAATGAAAAGAAGGCTAGGAGATGGCGAGACCTTTCATTTTTCAGAACATTCAGGGGAATTTGCAATACAATACAAATCCCCTGATCTGTCTAAATTAATACAAAACAATAAAAGACTACAAGAGGAAGATCATCACATGAGAGATGAGTTTCGTTTGTGTGCAAGAATACCTGTAATGGTTGCACAAGAATGGAAGATTAAATTTGGAATTGATATAAACAAAAAAGAAGATATGAAAGCTGTTAAGAAATTACTTAACAGTCCTGATTATAAATATTTAAAAACAACATCGAGGATAATATAATGCCTAATTATAAATTTAAAAAAGAACAAAAATTTAAAACAAAAGGGAATGAAGATAGTTATTTAGATACATTTGAAGCAGGAAATCTCAATGAAGACCCTTTTGCTCCAACTAAATTAGGTGGAACGACAAATGTAATAAAAAGATTGCTGGGTTTTGATTATAAAAAAAAGAAAAGGGATAAATAATGGCGATATCAACATATTCAGAATTAAAAACAGCAATAGCTAATTGGTTAGATAGAAGTGATTTAACTGATGTTATTCCTGATTTTATTGCTTTAGCTGAAACAAGGCATAAAAGAGATTTTAAGATCAGAAGAATGGAAACTAGAGTAACAGCTAACACTATAGCTGATACTGAGTATTATACTTTACCTGATGATTATATTGCTATGCGTAATATAAAACTTAACACAGATACAAAAACACCTTTAGAATTTTTAACACCTGAAATAATGGATAGATTACAAGCAGGTAGTAGCGTAGGTAAACCTAAAGCCTATTCAATTAAAGGCAATACTATACAGTTAAGACCAATACCTGATGGTGTTTATGAAATAGAAATAGCTTATTATAAAACATTTGCAGCTTTATCGGACTCTAATACAACTAATGATATGCTTACACATCACCCTGATGCTTATTTATATGGAGCATTGGTTGAAGCAGAACCTTATTTACAAAATGATAAAAGAATACAGGTTTGGCAAGGTTTTTACGACAGAGCCAAAGAAGATATTATAAAATCAAATGAGAGAGATAGACACTCAGGCACAGCACCTGTAACAAGAATTGACTATGGGTTATATTAATGACTACATGGACTATAGTTTCTAATACCTCAGAAGGATATTTTGAAACAGAAGATAACATATATGTACTTGCAACTGAAGATGGTGGTTTGTTACAACAAGAAGGATCTATAGTAATAGCTCCTGATGATTGGCAAGATGTACCAGCAGTAGCTACAACAACCTGGACTATACAATAAATGGCAACTAAAAAATTATCAGAATTAACAACGACAACAAGCCCTAACAGTGCTTCTATATTTGCAATAGCATATAGTGGTTCTAATTTTGGAGTTACTTTAGCTAATATAGCAGCTAATCTACCAGCAGTTACAGCAGCTAGTTTAACATCTTCAAGCACATTAACTACAACAGGTAACGCTACTATAGGTGGTGATTTAACCATAACAGGCGATGATCTGACTATGGGTACAAATACCAGTGGTGCGGCTTTAATAGCTGATGGAACTAATTTTAACCCTGTTGTTATATCAGGCGACATAGCTATAGCTACCAATGGTGCTGCAACTATACAAGCAGATGCAGTAGAAGGCAGTATGTTAAATGATAATGTTATTTCAGGACAAACTGAAATTTCATCAGGTTTAGCAGATGCAGATGAATTATTATATTCAGATGCTGGAACTTTAAAGAAAGTTGGAATGGACACCATGAAAACTTATTTTTCTCCAGTAGCTGGTTCTAGTTCAATCGTTACAACAGGAACGATATCATCAGGAACTTGGGAAGCTACAGACATAGGAGTAGCTCATGGTGGAACAGGAGCTTCATCTTTAACAGCTAATGGCGTATTAATTGGTAATG